ACATTTGCCCCATGATATAGTGTAAAGTGAAAAGGAGGGACATACCTATAGGCTCATCGTAAGATGGGCCTTTTTTATGCTTAAAACCCGAATGGAGGTGAGATCCGATGCAGATAGATGGTGCTTATGAGAAGAGAGATTTGGAGTTACTTGGTCGTAAAAGAATTTACACAGATGCTGCGGAGATCACTTCCGACAACGTGATTAGAGTGCTTCAAGATTCACTTGGAATCCATGAACAGAACCGTCAGGAGATGGCTTATCTGCTGAACTATGAAAAGGGTTCACAACCGCTGATACGTGAGAAAACGATTAGACCTGACATCGATATTCAAGTCTGCGACAACGTAGCGAACCAAGTCGTGGAGTTCAAATTAGGCTATAACTGGGGCAATCCCAAGTCACTTGTACAGAGGGGCGATAGGGACCTGACTGCGAATGATCCGGATTCAGATGATGACGCAATTACACTGCTGAATCAGATGAACGAAGATGAACAGGTATACAAGAAAGACCAGGAACTAGCCAGATATATCGAAATCTGCGGTATTGGATACCAGATGGTAGATATCAAACGAGACTTCGTTGAAGGTGGATCTGTATTCGATTTACACACGTTGAATCCCATGTTTACGTTTATCGTATATCGGAATGACATCCATGAGACTCCGATGATGTCCGTATCCTATACGGTGCGGAAGAACGGGTCCAGATACTTCACTTGTATCACCAAAGACAGGTGGTTCGAAGTAAAAGATGTCTACGAAATCATCGATAACCAGAAGGTAGAAACGTGGGGACAAACAAGTCGAAGTGGCGAGACGAATCCACTTGGCAAAGTCCCCGTAGTCGAGTTTATCCGAGCATTCGACCGCATGGGATGCTTTGAAAGGCAGATATCTGATATCGATTCACTGAACATCGAGGTATCTGATTTCGCCAATAGTGTGGCACAGAACACACAGGAAATCTGGTGGATGAACGATGCTGATTTCCCGATAGATCCGAAGACTGGCGAGAAAATAAAACCTGTTTCCGGTCAGTGGATGCAGACAAAAACCACTGCAAATGGCAACAGGCCGATGATTCAACCGTTGTCGAGCAAGTTCGACTACAGTGGCGTTCAATCGAACATCATCGAGAAACGGAACACAATCCTTCAGAAATGCTATGTACCGCTCCAGAGCAATCCTGGTGGTGGTTCAACCGGAACAGCAATGTCAATGTCTGCCGGATGGAGTGCTGCGGAAGCCGTAGCTGCGAAGCAAGAGGACATCATTCGTGGTTCTGTTATGGACATTGTTGAACTGGAACTGCTTGCTATCCGGAATTCACACTATCTGCCGAGCACACACATCCTGATGGATTTGAAGAAGTCAGATATCCAGCCGAAATTCACACGGCAGAAGACCTTTGACCTTGGCACGAAGACCAATGCAATGGTGACTCTTATCAAAGCCGGTGTGAACGGTCGAATTGCAATGCAAGTAGTTGACTTGTTCCCTGATATCGCACAGGCATGGGCCGATTCCAAAGAGACAATCGAAAAATTCCAAAAGTCAATTTTTGAACCTCAACAATCCTCTTCACAGCCGTTTAATGACCGGATCATGTCGGATACGACAGATCAGGGTGTTAACTCACCACTGTTAGACGGTACGAAGACCGGAGCCGATTACTCCCAGGGTGGTGAGAAAGAATGATCGCATTCGATGAAATCAATGCACTGAACAGTCGTAAAGTTATTGACATTGAGGAATATTTCGATGAGATGGAACTTCCTGAGAGTGAGAAGGAAGACCGTAAACAGTTCGCACGAATGCTTCAGCAAGATGTGTTCTGGATCATCTCACTTGTGTATATTGCTCTGCGGTATAAGAGCGATGTCATGATTCAGACAGCTAAAGAAAACCTTGCAAATGCATTCTTGAATGCTGTTAGAACATTTACCGTTCCAGATTCATTTCTGACGAAATATGCGGACATCTTTGCAGAGGAAATCATCGATGCTACAGTTCGAAACCAGGGCAACATCTTCGAAGAAAAGACCACAGAGGAAGATGCCACTGGTGCTTATTTCTTCTCAGAACAGAGGGCAACGTTTATAGCTGAGAACGAAACAAATGTCGTGTTCAACTATGAGCAGTACAGAGATGCCGTCAGGAACGGGATGATGTATAAAGAGTGGATTACCATGAGAGACGAACGTGTACGAAGAACACACGCTGAAGTCGATGGCATGATAATCCGGATAGATGAGTTTTTTCAAGTAGGGGAATGTCAGATGAGATTTCCGAAGGATATCATGTACGGTGATCCGGAAGAAATAATTAACTGTCGATGCACTGTGAGATACCTTACTGAAGAACAATTTAAAGCTATATTAAGGGCTGCATGACAATATGTCGTGTGGCTCTTTTTATATAAACATATGCAGAGAGAACTGCATTCAATCAAACGCAAACAGTCTGAGAAGGACTTAAACGAGCAAACATAAGAGAGTGCAGAGACGCACGATAAAAAACGCAGAAAGAGGTTTAATTATGGCAGAAGAAAACAAGGTCTTAGAAAACACTGAAACCACTGAAACCAAAGAAAACGTCAATGCCGAACCGGAAGTAAAAGCTCCTTCCATCGAGGAATTGATGACTGAACTGGCGAAAGAAAAAGCCGAGAAAGTAAAGCTGAAAAATAGCCTGGACAACGCTTCATCCGAAGCAGCGAAATACAAAAAGGCTTTGCGTGAAAAGCAGTCTGCGGAAGAGATCCAGAACGAAGAAAAGCAGAAAGCTGAAGAACAGCAGAGACAGTATATCGCCGACCTTGAAACCTTCAAGAAAAAGGCTGAAGCGAAGAGCAGATACGCACTACAAGGTATGACAGAAGAACTTGCTACCCAGGCTGCGGAAGCAGAGGTTTCCGGTGACTATGACCTTCTGGCAAGAGTGCATAAGCAGCACACTGAAGCTTTGCTGAAAGCGAAAGAAGCGGAATGGCTGAAGAACCGTCCCGACCCACAGGCCGGTAATGATGGTGGAAATGCAGAGAAAGATCCGTTTCTGGAGGGTTTTGGCAAGGCTCGTTTTTAAACAGAAAGGACGATGAAAAATGGCACTTGGAACGAACTACGCTGAGAAATATTCTCAAAAAGTAGACGAAAGATTTAAACTGGGACCGCTGACCAGTGGTATGACAAATAACAACTATAATTGGCTTGGAGTCGCAACGGTAGCTGTCTATTCGATCCCGACAGCAGCGATGAACAACTACACTCTGTCTGGTATGAGCAGATATGGCACTCCGGCAGAACTTCAGAATGATATCCAAGAAATGACTGTAACCCAGGACAGATCCTTTACTTTCACGATTGACCGCAAAAATCATGACGATACCATGATGGTCATGGAAGCCGGTACTGCACTTCGCAGACAGATCGATGAAGTAATTATCCCTGAAATTGATACCTACAGAATCGCTGCTCTGGCATCTGGTGCGAAAGTTGCTCATGTACATGATACTACTGCAACCGCAGCGAATGCTTATCAACTGTTCCTCGCCGGACAGGAAGATCTCGATAATGCAAAAGTTCCGCAGGGTGGTCGTTTTGCTCTCGTTACACCTAAGTATCTCAACTTCCTGAAGCTGTCCGACAACTTCATCAAGAAGGGTGACATGGCACAGCAGATCGCAATCACCGGTGTTGTAGGTGAGGTTGATGGTGTGTATATTATCAAGGCTCCGACATCTTACTTCCCGACTAAGGTTAACTGCATCATCACGAACGACACAGTAATGCCGTCTCCGGTTAAGCTTCAGGACTACAAGATCCATCAGGACCCGCCTGGAATTAATGGATGGCTTATCGAGGGCAGACTTCGTTACGATGCATTCATCCTGAAAGAAAAGGCAGATGCCATTTCTGTAATTAAGGATGCTGCGTAAGATGGGAGGATGATCCCATATGATTCGTATGGAGAAAGATGGAATCACTGCTGAAGTACAGACAGCACAGCAAGCTTTCGTTTTCGAACGGAATGGATATGTTCGTGTTGAAGAAGCAAAAGCAGTGAAGGAAGAAACCAATGCTCCGGTAGAGCAGAAAGAGGTAAAACGGGGCCATAAACCCCGTCAGTGAGGTGATTACGATGGATGAGTTGAAGGATGAACTTCTGGAACTGTCCCAGACATATTTCGATAAGATGGATGAGGATATTGATGAAGATTTCATTCTTCTCCTCATCGATTCGGTAATCGACAACTACAAGAATCTTCGCAATTATCCGGCATCTTACGATGACGAAATGATTGAAGCAGATGTGCTTCGTTATTTCACCAGACGCAAATCGAACATCGCAATGGAGATTATCCCTGAGATGTATGGTCGAATGGGTGCTGAAGGATTATCGATGCTTACAGATGCTGGTACGACCCGAATGTGGACCAAGCAGACAATCCTTAGTGATGTCACTCCGATATGCGAGGTGATATAAATGCTTAACGCATGGATAAACACTAGAAAAGTCTGGTACGCATTCTTCGAAGACCAGATACCGGAAGTGGACGAGGATGGTAACTACACTGGTGAACAGTTGCTTGTATACGGAAAACCGCACATGACAAGAGCAAACCTGAGTGCATCAAGAGGTGTGGCAAGAAATGATGTTTTCGGGCTTAATACTTCTTACTCC